TAGTAGAGCATAAGTTAAAGGACTATGAGGAATTAGGGATAAAGATTTGGGAGGAGAAGTTGCCAAGATGGTTGAAAAAGTTTATCAAGATTTGCCAGGAGAACGAAATCAATGATGTAATGTTAGTTGATGGAGAGGGTATAAAAAGAGATTATAAAGGGTATCTAAAAGGATTAAAGGACAAGATAAGATATAGGAGATAGGTATTTAATAATAGTTAATTTAATTTTTACCTTTTAGAAAATGGAAAACGATGATTCACTTGTCTTTATAGTATTATTGGTAGTGGTCGGATTGTTTATCTTTGGCTTAACATTAGGAGATAAATTCGCAAAAGCTGGGGTAGAAGATTACTCGTTAATGGAATCACATTGTGCTTCTATCCAAAAAGAGATGAAAGTCAATACAGATAATTGGGTTATTGAATGTAAGTAATTAATTTATTAACAGACTAACAATGTTATACAGATTAAAAATAAATTTCTTTTATAATCAGCACGAATTTTTAAAAGATGATGTAGTTGATAGTGATATTTTTAAATTTGAATATCATTTTATAAATAACAATCCAGACATATTTGAAAAGGTAGATGAGGTAGAGAAAGAACAGGAGATAGAGGAAGTAGAAGTTATGCAACTTGATGATAGTTGGAAATTTAAAATGAATGAAGTAGTTAGAAAGGTAAACTCAATGCAGAAAGTCATCCATAGATTAAACGAAAGAAGTAGTCCATTTAAAGATGATAATTAATTATTAAAAGGATTAAACATTATGGAAAACTGGAGAGATTATGTCAATGAAATGACAGATGGAGTTGGAATGAAATATAAAGTAGTTACAGTTAAATTGGTAGAAGACCTTTTAAAAGAAAAGGATAAAGAAACAATATCTTTAATAAGAGCATCAAATGAAGCATCAGCAATAATTTGGAAAGAGAAATTAAAGGAAGCAATTGATGAAACAATGATGGCAGTAGGAGATAGAGCAGTAAACTTAATATATTTAGGCGGAATAAGAAAGAAACTTTATAAAAGGTTTGGAATATCTAACACACAAGAGAAAGACGAAGTTAATCATACACACCAACTTGACATACACAAGAAAGAAGATGATTGTGTTAAATGTGGACACTCAAAAGAATGGCACTACTGGAATGGTGCGGGTGAAGAAAGAATGGGTGGATATGATGCCTGTTTAAAAGAAGGTTGTAAGTGTGAATGTTATAAGGAAAAGGTAATTTAATTTAATTAGGAATAAAAAGATGACAGAACAAGAAACAGAAAAATTATTTGATTATTGTAAAGTAGTAAGGATAGATACTTCTCTTATTCCGATATGGAAGATAATAGACTTTATGAATTTATTACTTCAAGAAAGACAAAAGGTATTTGAGGAAAAGCTTAAAGAGAAAGAAGAAGAAACAATGAAATGGAAATGTGCTTATGATGGATTAGAGATTGTTAATAGAATAGAATGTAATCTTAAAATAAAAGATGTTATTAACTATATTGCAGAAAATAGAACTTGGACTAAAAAAGATGTCTTTAAAAAGTTTTATATACCAAGACTAAAAGAAATCAAGAAAGGAGAACAATCAAAATGAAAAGATGGTTAAGAAAAAACGAATTAAGTTTATGGACTAGGATAAGATTATTCTTTAGACCAACACAGGTTTCAGTTGATATAGGAAAGAAAGATGATTTTATGCTTTTCTTTAAAGAGTTAGATGGGAATATTTATATTACAAGAGAAGATTGGTGTGTTAAAGAAGAAATCAAGAAAGATTAATTATTACAGATTAAATTATGAACGAAAAAGAAATAGAAGAACTAGAGAGTATTATTGAGGAACATACATATCCAACTATCTATGACAATGTTGGTATCGAAATGAAAGAAATTATTAAATATGTAGAAAGAAAAAAGAAAGAATGGATTAAAGAAGCAGTAAAAGATACAATGAAAAAAGTTAATCAAACTCTTAAAAAGCATTGTGGAATTACATTTACAAAGGTATAAAAGGTTAATTAAATTTATTTACTTAATGATTATGAATGTTCTTTCTTTATTCGATGGAATTAGTTGTGCAAGAGTGGCACTAGAAAGACCAAAAAGGTAAAAGGTATCTAATTTTATTATCTATTAAGTATGCACTCACTACAAACCAAAGAGAAGATAAGACAAAGACAATTAGCATCCTGGAAAAAGGGTAATAGAAAAGGTCATCCTATAACTGAGGAAACAAAAAGAAAGATAAGTGAAAAGAATAAAATCTCTCTAAAAGGTAATATTCCTGCTAATAGATTGCTAACACAAAAGCAAGTAGAAACAATTAGATACTTTAGAAAGAAAGGTTATCTTCTAAAACAATTAGCAAAGACATATAAGACAAGTGTAAAAGTAATAAGTGATATAACAAACTACCGAACCTATGGAAGTAAGAATAAGACAAGAATAAAACCCTTAGAAACTGTAGAGATTAATACGAATAAAGCTATGGATAATTATTTCTGGGAAGCATTTTACTTATAAATATGAAACAAGAAGATTATAAATCAATAGAGAAGAAGTTAAGTAGATTTAAGAAGGATCAAATAGGGATATCTGAAATGATGGGTGATATACAAATGATAATTGCCCGATACGAAGAAATAGGCTATAGAAAAGGATATAACGACCATAAGGATTATCCAGAAGGATCGACAGTTCCAGGTTATCTTGTTAATTCTGATAGACATGATTATCAAACCTGTCAATGTTTATACTGTTTATTTAATAGAGGGTTTAATCAAAGAAGAATAAAAAAATAGTTGATTAGTTCCATAGCCTCAGTAGTACAAGGACTTCTTGCCCCTGTTAAGAACTAAGACCAGGGAACTAACCACCAAGTGCCACTTCTTTAAAATGCTTTCTCTCGTGTAATCCAATTCTTCTTAAATCTTTCTTCGTATAACTTACCCTTCTCATTCTATTTTTTAATTCAGTTACTGCCTGTCTTGAAACACCATACTTTTCTGCAATCTGTTTAAAACTTATAGGATATTTTGATTTTGCAATTACAATCCTGATGTCTTCTTGCACTTGCTTGAAGTCCTCGTATGATAGTTTCATATTCAAAAGTAATAACTAATGTACAAAGTATATCATAACTATTGTCACCAGTCAATGCCTATACTACTTAAAGGCAATCTGGATAAGGAAAAAAATACTTCCCTACACTCGCTTCCCAGGCATACTAATACTAACGTAGTAGCTCCTGTCTTGTTAGGCAGAAGTAGACCCATAAGGTTTCTGTATAAAATGTCATCTTGCTCTTGTCTGGAAGTTGGCTTTACAAATGTAGATAGAATACAAGTATAGCATAAATCGAGTTGTAGTGTCTTTAAATGCTCTTTAAATTGTCTAGTTGATATATCTATCATTAAAGATACAAAGTAAATTATAACATCATATAAACATCAAAATTAACATATATGCCTAGAATCGAGCCTAAACCTATCTAAAATCAATTTACTATTAAAATTGATATATCTATCCTCTAAAATGCTGTATAAGCCAATAACAAGCCATTAAACCATTGAAAATAGAATATAATAATCAAAAATTGAATAGCTAAACATAACTAGATTGTAAAATCTAAAATATATAAGTAATTGCTAATATATAAATATCAAAATATATAATTTGCTACAATTAATAGTATAAATTTATTAAGTTGTTAATCTTTTTCGTTGCCCTTGCATAAAGTAAGTTAATATCTAATAAAAGAGCTAGAAGTGATCTAGCTCAATTATTAAGCATTAAATTGTGATTATTGAATACATAGTTAGAGTGTTAATAATTAAATTTATTATATCTAAAACCTGTATCAAGCCATATACTATAAGAGTAAATAGCTACTGAATTAACATTATTTACAGCAGACACAAGCTCCTTAAAGTTGCCCGCCTTAATCATATTAATCGGTATTTCTTGTAAATAACTAAAGTGTTCAATTGTTAATTCTTTAATCTTTTTAAAATCATACATAGTGTTTATTTATAACTTTTAATTAAAATTGGTCTTCCAAAGTTCATTTTACTTCGTATTTTTGCTAGCTTCTTGTCTAGCTTTTCTAGTTTTGTTTTTTTCATTTTAAACATTGTAATAATTAAATATAATTCTTTATAATCTCCTTTGTGATTGCTTTCATTTCGTTGTTTATTCTTTTGTAATAAATACAATAGAAAGCAGTTGCCCAGCTTATAGGCTTTTCGTTCCATTCTAAAGCTCTTTTAATCTCACCGCGATATGCACAATTAACAAAGGTCTTCAAGCTTCTTAAGAGTGTTTTTGTCATTTCTTTACCTTTGAACCAATGTTCGAAATAAATATACTTTTCGCCAACAAGGTTCGATATTATATTGTCTTCTACATAGTTACCCATCATTTCTAGGCTTATCTCCTTGTCTGCTTTGATTTTCTTTATCTGTCCCAAGTGTCTATCCTTTGTGGCTTCAAAATCTTTTACTTTAAAATCATAGTTGAATTTTGTTTTCATAATATTAATGTTAAAAGTAAATAAAAGTTATTCAATCATATATTAATAAATAATAGTTAAAATTAAGTTAATTATTGCAATCCCTGAAATGATAAAATATATATCATTCAAAAATTGGATCTTTTCTTGCCTTGCAAGTTCTGTGAAGTGTTTTTGTGTCTTCTTATACATTGTATAAAATATAATAAATAAAAAATTAGATCGTTTTTTGTATACCATTTTCAATTAATAGATACTTCCAATCCTTGCTTAATTCTTTGAATGTTTTTTTAAAGTAGGCACAAAGTCTTTGAGCTTCTCTGTTGGTGATATTTCTAATTAAGAAGTCTGGATTATCTAGATCTCTAATTATTAATGTATACTCTCCTTTTGTGTTGCTTTGTACTTTGTTTTGCATTTGTATAATGTAATAAGTAAATTATGCCTAATTATAACAAACTATTGTCATTAGTCAACTAAAATCAATCCACAAAATCAAGTCTGTATCTTCAATAATATCAACACAATCCAGAGATGTTGCGCAAATAATGTTACGATAACATCATTTTTTAAGCCCTTTATTGACAAGGGTTTTCAGCGACTCGTTGCCCTTGTCTAGTTGTGAGCTAGTAGCTAATGTAGTTAATGAGTTTCTATCTCTCTTTACTTTCAATTTCTGTACTTTTCCAATATACAACTTCAATCTCCCAATATCCAAACATAATGCGACTATTCAAACTTAATTCTAATTCTGTATACTTTCAATATACAATCTAGTATCTATTATTTTAAAAAATTCTAAACCTTTTCAATTCCCTTTAATATAAGCCGATTTCAAACACTTTAAATTGTATTAATCTTTTATGGTGTATTCAAACTATGCCTAAAAAATCGCTTGGAATGCCTTTAAATACTACGAACTACTTAAAACTAGATAGATACATATAATAATGTATAGTAAATTGCTAGTATATAACCTATAATTAATTAAGTTGTATAG